GGGCGATACGACTAAACTCCGTGCTATGGAGGATGCAGCAGAGAAGAGGGCTGAGGCAATCAAGAAGGGCGGTGCTGCTGCCCGTATGACTGATGAAGACCTCATTGCTGCTGAGAGGGCTTATGAGCTTGAGGTTGCACGTAAGCGCCATGTGCAGTCTGATGTTAAACCAGTAACTCTCTCCCAAACCTATCGTAACACTAACCCCGGCAAGGCTCGTGTTGCTAATCAGCTTGTTGGTGAGGACACTTCTGGTCAGGCTGCTCAGGCTCTCTATGGAACCAACCGCACAGAGGCAGTAGTTCATGACGCTGCTGGGGAAGTGCGTAGGTCTGATGACTTGGTGCGTAACAAGGTTGCTATGCCTGATGCCTACACCAAGCAGAAGCCCCAAGCTCCCAACCCCCGAGTCATGGACTTGGTGAATGATGCTGGAGCTATTAACCTTGGCCCTGCTGAGCGCACTCGTGTCCTTACTCGTGTCATCAATGACTTCAACAATGCCGCTGGTGTAGTCACTCGCAACGAGATGACTGTGCCAAAGCCTGATGACATCGGGAGTACAACCCGTATCGGTGTAACCTACGGCCCCCGTGATAATGGGTGGACTAGTGGTGCTGATGCTGTAGAGACTGTTAAAGCATCTCTGCGTGACTACGGTGTTCGTGACAGCGACATCACCCTCATGTCCCGTGTAGGAGACGACTACGCCCCTGTTAAGGTTGGAGACGCAGAAGAAGGTGGAGACTATTTGGTTCAGGTTGACTTCCCGTTCACCATCTCGGCTTCTGACTTCAAGGAGGGAGAGTGGGATGAGCTGGATGTGTTCTACAACCTGTTCGACCGTGTACCTCATGTGACTCAGGGCCGTTCAGGCTCATTCCAGCGCCACATCCTGGACGCTCACTCCATGCTGCACCCTAACATTACTCTGGGTGCTAACGTCTCTGTGGACCGTGCTGCACAGCTTGAGAAGCAGCTTATTCAGCTTTCCAAAGGGTTTGCTGATAAGTATAACAAACTTGGTAAGCGTAGCCAAGTGGCTGTAGAGAGGGAGATTAAGAGGGCTAACAAGGAGGGGTACAACCGCACAGATTCTAGTCTGCGGGCTGATGGCTTTGGAACCAAGGAGCTTGAGTCTCTCAAGGATTGGCGTCAAGTGTGGGATACTATGTACTGGTTGGAAAACCAAGACATGGTTAAGACTCTTCGCAACCGTAACTACAAGGCTATCGAAGACCCTGCTTCCGACACTCGCCTGTATGGGAAGGAACTCGCACGTAACCAAGCTGGTCCGGCTAGGCGAGTTTACAACACCACTTCTGGTGAGATGGAGAACCTAGAGCCTGAAGACCTTAAGGCTCTCTATGAGAAAGGTGGGAGTGTTGCTGAACTTCGTTCTCCTATGGTTATGGGGGAAGAGGCGGTTAAGTATGTCAAGGTGACTAACTCTCCGGGCGGGACTATTGCTCGTCGTCTTCGTGACGATGATATGGTGCTGAACTACCGTGAGGGCTACTACACTGTCTACTACCAAGACCCTAAGTTTGTTGACAAGATTGTCAGGGATAGCCGAGGCAACATACTTAAGCGTCAGGCTGTGGCTACTGCCGGGGACACTTCCTCTGCCAACCGTATGATTAAGAAGCTCCAAGAAGAAGCTGAGCCGGGTGTGGAGTATGTCCGTAGGGATAGCAAGGAACGTCTCCGGCTTGATAGCGATGACAACTGGAATCTTCAGGAAGCTCAAGGCCGTACTGCTCAGCGTGTTCGTGGTGAGCGCCTAGAGGATGCCACCTCTCCGATTACGGATGAGGGACACAACCACGTTCTCGGCCCTGTAGATGCCCTTCAGCGGTCTGCTCGTAATATCTCTACTCGTGTCCCCATGAGGGATTATCTGGAGACTGCTAAGCAACGTGCCATCAGCCAGTATGGGCACATGTTCCCGAAGGACAAGTTTGGTCGTCCTCAGTTCCCCGATAGCTCTACGAAGATCAAGGCAGACGAGGGGCTGAGGAAGGAAGCTGCTGATGCTCGTACTACTGTCGAGTATCTGAACTCCCTGGAGCATGGTTACATTAACCAGATTGATGAGACCATCAAGAACATCTTCAGGGCTGTAGCAGACGCAGCAGGTAAGAAGAACCTGTCTCTTACTGAGCGTGCCTTCAACTTCATGGGGGAGCATGGTGGCCCTACTAAACTTGGTAGGGGCACAGCCTTCGTTCTCTATCTTGCGCTCAACCCTGTTCGTCAGTTGATTGTTCAGGGGCACCAAGCAGTTCAGCTTACTGCTCTCCATCCTCGCTATGTCACCACTCGCCTAGCTACTGACGTAGCGGCGATGATGGACATGAAGGTTGGTGGGAAGATGGCTAACTGGTCTGCCCGGGGTACTGGGAGGAGCAAGGAAGAGCTTAAGGAGATGTTCGAGGCTTACGAGAGTAGCGGCCTCTCTGCGTCAATCGACAAGTCCAACCTTGTTCGTGGTACGCTCTCAGAGATTGCTGACTCTACCTCTGCTGGCGCTTACCGCAGGTCTCCTGTTGCCCGTGCAGTTGGCATGGGTGCTCAGGGTGTAGCCATCTCTCGTAAGGCAGGCTTTGACGCTGGTGAGGAGATTAACATGCTCACCTCGTGGCTTGCCCACTACGATATGGCTAAGAGGGATAACAAAGGCAGGGCCCTGTCCAAGACTCAACAGGACATGGTTACTGCCAAGGCTCGTTCATACACCTACAACATGAACCGTGCTGGTGACATGCCGTACAACGAGAACTTCCTCGGCATGGTGTTCCAGTTCATGCAGGTTCCTCATAAGGCGCTCCTGCAAACAACTACCAACCGCAACTTGACCAAGGCGGAGAAGGCTCGTCTGGCAACCTTCAACCTCGCTATGTATGGTGGGGTGCCGGGTACGGCTATGACTGCTTGGTTCAGCGACTGGCTCCCGGAAGAGAGGGAGTGGAGGGAAGCTGTCCTTCAGGGTATGGAAGGTTATATGTTCAACAAGGTTGCTTCTCTGATGTATGAAGAGGATGTGAGCATTGACTACTCTTCCCTTGCAGCTACGGATCAGACAGGTCTGCTTGAGTTTGTTACGCAGATGTTCACTGAACCAGGTAAGCTTATTGCGGAGAGTCCGTCCACTAGCCTGCTCTTCGGTAGCAACCCCCGCATCACTCAGTTCGCTCGTACTACGGCAGAGTATTTCCATTTCGTGGAGCCTAAGGATAACAACCCCGTTACAACTATGGAGTTCCTCCAAGAGTTTGGTAAGCTGTCCTCTGGTTTCTCCAACGCAATGAAAGCCCGTGTTGTGTTGAAGACAGGGCAGAAGATTAGCTCTAGCGGTAATGTTGTTGCGGATGACCTGAATGCTGTAGAGGGCTTCGCTGCTGCTGCTGGCCTGCCCACTCTCGAAGAGTCTAGGAAGTATTGGCTAAGCAATGAGATGTACGAGAAGAGCCAGTCCTTTGAATCCGATGTGAAGGAGTGGTATAGGCAGGTTAAGTATGCCAAGGCTCGTGAAGGGATTACAGTGACCGAGAGCGACTTCTACTCGGGGGTCCTCAACCTTGCTGCTGAGAACTTCAAGGACACTCCTAAGGCTTTCGAAATCATCCAGCAACAGCTTAAGTGGGACATCGAGCGTAACAACGATGATAGCCTGCACAAGAGCGTGCTGCGTGCATTCGAGTGGATGGACCCTAACGATGCCAAGGAAATTGTGAGGACAGCGCCGTTCAAGTCAGAAGAAGCTCGACAGCAAGCGGCTGACACCCTTGAGTATGTTGACAAATATAGGAATGAGGAGTAAATTTTGGCGGATTTCAGTTTGGCCCAGATTGGGGAAGCCTCGGGAGGGGCTTCTCCTCAACCTGCCGTTCAACAGCCTAACCCTGTCACTGCCGCTGTTCAGTTTGCTTCTGGTGTAGGAAGTTCTCTGTTCAGCGCAATGCAGGACACGGCTGAGGCAGAGAAAGAGACAGCAGCTAATAAAGCTGTAACTCGTTTTTCTAAACAACAGATGCAGATTGCAGAGTTGGTAGATCAGGGGAGGATGTCTTCACAGGAAGGCAGGATGCGTATGAGGCGCAACCTGATTAAAGCTGGCGGGGACAATCCCAATCTGTCTCAGGCGTTCAGTGACGCTCATAAGGCAGTTATTGGAACTGCTGGTATGGGTAAGGTTGCTGCTGAGGGTACGGAACAAGAGCAGGCTTTCTTTGCAGCGCAAGAAGCTGCTACTAAGGATGGTTTTGTTCTTCCTGATATGACTCAGGTTGAGGCCGAGCATGCCACCATCCAGTGGCAGAAGTTTCAGAAGTACCAGTCTGACCTTGAACTAGAGTCTAAAGAGCAGTCCCTCAGGAACGCTCGACAGTCCTTCCAGACAGGTCAGATCACTCAGCAGACCGCTCGTATTACCCAAGAGTCTGCATTGCTCACACTGGAACAGAAGAAGACTGAGAAGCGTTCTTGGGATGCCCTGACTGGTATGGCAGACGGTGCTTCCTTCCGCTTCAAGAATATTGCTGCTGACTTGCAACAGAAGGTTGAGAACAACCAGATGAGCAGGGAGGAAGCTACTCAGCGTCTTGACGAAGAGTGGCAAATCCTTTCTTCTAATGCTCGTGAGATTGGTAGGGGGGCTGACCCCGCTCGTGTAAACGCTCTGCTCACTCCGATGGAGAACCTGTACAACCTCCGGAGGGGCTACCTCACGGGTGAGACTCAGAAGGAAGTTGTAGATGCGGGTGTTGATCTTGAGCTTTCTCGTCTCTCTGCTGTAATCTCTGGTGATCCGCAGAACGCTCCTGTCCTTGCTCTCTCTAAGATTGTTGGGGAGAACAACCCTGGTCTTGTTGTAGAGCTTAACAATGTGGCCCAGCGTGCTCTTCGTATGAACAGCCGTCCAGATGGCAAGTCTGCTGACGTAACTGATAGCGAAGAAGCTGAGAGTATGTCAGGCTACTTCCGTAACCTGGAAGGAGCTATCCGTAACGCTAACACCGGCAACCTTCGTGATGAGGGCACCCCTGATGAAATCAACAACAACCTCAACCACATCCTTGATAGTGTAGGCGTGCATGGTGCTGCTATCGAGAGCCCTGAAGACCTCACCCTTGCTGTTAACTTCTTCTCTTCTGATGACTACGGTCAGTATGTGGAGCAGAATGGTACAGCACTTAACCGTGAGAGGGCTCGTCAAGCCCGTATCACCGTGCAGGAGCAGTATGAGAACGTAGTTAAGCCTCTGGTAGCAGAAGAGTGGCGTAACGCTTCTCAGCTTACCATGGCTGTACCTGACCCCACTCGTCCTGAAACTGCTGGACAGACTGAGGCTATTAGCGGACGTATTCGTCCTTTCTTTGCTGGAGGAAGTTTCGAGTTTACAGCTATTGATGGGGCTAACGATAGGCAGACTCAGGCCAAGATTCGTGACCTGAACAAGCGTGTTGCGCCTATCGTTGAGCGTCTTGTCAAGGCAGGTGCTCACCTAGAGGGGCATAGGGACTACCAGCGCATCTATGAGGCTAACTATTCTAGCCTATTCGGGGAACCCGGCACTGGTGCCGCTGCTGAGGAATAAGGATGATCCAAGTGAAAGAGAAAGTAGCCACAGCAGTTGGGGTAGTTACGCTATTTCTCTCTATCATGGCAGTGCATGTCAATACGCAGGTAGACATCGCTAGGCTTGGTGAGCGAGTGGACAGTCTTCATCAAACCAATGTTCAGACGTTAAAGGTATTGAACCGACTAGCTGAGAGCATAGATAGGCTGTCCATTAGTGTAGCTCGATTGGATGAGCGAACTAAGGTGTTGGAGAAAGGGGACGACAGGAGGCGCAATGAACAAAATTGAGAAAGCGTTACTCTGGTCTGCTTACTTAGTTGTATTGGGAGTGAGGTGGCTTATGCCGAAAGGTAGGAAGATGACGAAGGAACAGAAGAGAGCTTACTTGGCGGGGAAAGCTGCGGGTAAGAAAGAGCAGAAGAAGTCTGGCTCTCGGAAGGAAAAGAAGAAGTAGAAATAGGGGAGAGGCATTGCGCCTGCTCCCCTTTCTTTTTGTCTACAGTTTAGACATTGCTTCTTTTTGTTCTTCTTCGGTTAGTTTAGACCAGTTGGCAATCTGTTCTAGTGTACGATTGCAACCAATACAAATACCGTCAACTACTTTGCAGATGTGCACACAAGGAGTCATAGCCACCAATGTAGGGCTTCTCAGCCCCACCCTCTACGAAGATTTGAGGGACAGTACGGAAGCCAGAGGACATGAGAAACTCTTTCCATTCCTCGTTCTGACTAATGTCCCTATACTCATACTCAAGTCCCTTATGATCCAGCAGGTCTTTAGCTGAGTTGCAATAGGCGCAACGTGGACTACCATAGACTACATACTTCATATCAATCTCCTTTGTCCCAGCGAACTCTTTTAAGACGAGGATGCCTGAACTTACCCGATTTAGTTAGAGACATGCAAGCGACTTCTACAGTCTTCCCGACAATAGACCCGTCTACCCAATCTCTACGGCATGCGTCGTTCATTCCGCTGACCCTTCCCATCGGTGTAATAAGGGCCCCAACCATTCCCTGATATTTCCCCTTCCCGAGAGCGACCCCCGTTACCACCACATCGAAGGTCTCTTCTGGCTTTACTTTAAACCACTGACCTCCCTGGCGAAGAACAATACCCTCATAACCTTCCTCTACTTGCTTTTCCATCAGAGAATGGATGGTATCCTCTGATGGATCTTCTACAGAACCAAGGAAAAGTCTAGGGTCTAAGGGGTCTAAAGAGTATACCCACTCTTCTTTAACCTCTCTGTGAGACTTGGTTCTAACTAAACTAACTGTTGTGTCCCAGTCCTTAAAGAAAACTTCCGCATCGGTAATGGCTTCGGAGACGTGAGCTAGGTTGTTAAGAGGCTTCCCAGAACGAGAGACTGGGGAGCCGTCAGGCCCCCTCAACATCCTCACCCCGTCCAGTTTAAGTGTAACTTCCCAAACACCTTCCAGAGGTTGTCCTGTATACAGTTTAGGCTTCTTCATACGATTTCCTTAGCTACACTGTGGCTGGCCAGTGACGGGATCTATGAAACAAGCTTCGACTGAATCCTCATCATCTACATACTCTTTCTCTTCTACTGGAGCTTCTTTAGGTGTCTCGTTTAAAATACCATAACGCTTGCCAGCAGCCCTAAAGGTAGTGCACCCTTTAGCTCCTCCTTTATAGGCTTGGACATACACATCTTTAAAACGCTCCCAATCAACATCGTCACCTACATTACAGGTCTTACTGCACGCAGAGTCAACATACTTTTGGATAGTGTTGAGGACTTTTACATGTTCCTCTACCCCAATTTCAGAAGCCTTCCTCCCCTCGACACCCCATTCACGGTATGCGTAGTCAGTTACATCTTCGTAAATAGGTCCCTCGAAGGTCTGGATAGTTCGGGTATATCCATAAGTGAATACAGGCTCGATCCCGGAAGATACGTTATCTGCGCTGAGACTAATAGTCCCTGTAGGAGCGATAGAGGTGAGGTGGGAGTTGCGAATCCCGTTCTCTTTGATACTCTCTTGAATATCCTCTGGAAGAGTTTTGATGAACTTACTCTGCATATACTTCTCTACATCAAAGAGAGGAAATGCCCCTTTCTCTTTAGCAAGTTCAGCCGACGCTCGATAGCATCCGTCCCTAATTGTGGCCATGATTGTTTCTGTATACTCTAAGAAATCTTCTGATCCATACATGAACCCAAGAGCTTCAAGGGCGTTCGCAAGGCCCGTCACCCCAAGCCCCATTCGTCGCTTATTCTTTCCTTCTTCTTCTTGAGAGGGAAGGGGGTATGTGCCAACATCAATGATGTTGTCCATTGCCCGAACAACATTTGGGATGTCGTTCTTCAGTTTATCAAACTCGAATTCTTTATTCTCAATATCGACATATTTGACTAGGTTGAAAGATCCCAGCAGGCATGCACCATATGGAGGAAGGGGTTGCTCCCCGCAAGGATTGGTCGTAACAATCGTCTCACAGTACCAAAGGTTATTATACTCATTGATACGGTCGATGAACATTACCCCAGGCTCAGCCCAGTCCCATGTAGAACGCATAATGGCTTCCCAAAGGACTTTAGCATCTACTTCCTCGTAGACACGTCCGCGCCATTTTAGTTTAAACTTCTTACCTGTTTCAAGGCACTTCATGAACTCGTCAGTGATACCGACAGAGATATTAAAGCGGGTGAGTTTACTGTCATTCCGTTTAGCGTGAATGAACTCCATGATATCGGGGTGATCGACTCGCAGGACTCCCATTTGGGCTCCTCGACGATGTCCGGCAGATGCAATGGTTCCGCAGATAGCATCGAAGATATCCATGAATGAAATTGGCCCGGAAGACTGAGATCCCATGGATTTAATACGGTCGCCTCGCGGACGCAGAGTTGAGAAGTCATAACCAATTCCGCCTCCCATACGCATTGTCTGACCGGCTTCTTTGGCCTTGGTCATAATGTCATCAAATGAGTCGTTGATAGTGCCGCTTACAAAGCAATTCCACGGGGTGACTTGACGAGCAGCACCGATAGCAGCTTGGACACGTCCTGCGGGCATGAACCGTTGATTCATTAAGATATCGGTGTAATCGTGACGGTGTTCATCATTATCGGTGAGAGTCGAGGACTGCCTATTTACACAGTCCTCGAAGGTCTCATTTTCTAAGCGATATTTGCTCTTATGAATCTCTTTACTGATAGGGAGTGTCGGTCCGTATGTCATTCTGTTTCTTCTTCCTGTTCCATTGATTCAATATATTCGTTGATGCGGTCCCGCACATCCTCTGAGGACATGTAGAACTCTTCCCCACGAGCAATCCAGTCAAGCTCTTCTTCTGTGAGGAATCCTCCAAGCACGGACTTGTACAAGTTGTTCATCCGTTCTACTTGGAAGCGTACAGCAGACAGGTTGTCACTAATCTTCCCCATGCCTCCACCTGACGCAGTGTGAATGAGGAACTCACAATGGTCAGCAATCTGGAAGGCAGCACCAGAGAAGAAGATGACAGCAGCACCAGAGGCCACCAGTCCTTCTGCGCTAGTGACAATGGTAGCTGCTGAAGTATTCATAGCGTGGAGGATTTGAACCGTAGTGTCTAGGCTCCCTCCGGGACTGTTGATGTGGATGAATACAACATCATCCGGGCCTGCTTCAGAGAGGATTGCAAGGAAGTCCTCGAACTGCTCAGGCTCCTCAATAGGGCAGTTGAGGTGGAAGTGGTGGGTTACACCAGCGGGTGTTGCGTAGTGTGAGATTTGCTTTACTTCAGGCATTTTTCATTTGCTCCCATTGCTCAAAAGCCTTAATCCAAGACTTGGCTTGCTCAGACCGAAGGATGTCATCTGCTGTGAACTCGATGGTGTGACAACGCACCCCTGTCACCTCCACCATCTTAATAAGCTCAGCCAGCCCAGAGTTTCGGAACTTAGGGCTTGTCTGTGCTACATCCCCACACAGCACCACCTTACTATATTTGCCTGTACGAGTCAGGAAGACGTATAGCTGCTCTATAGACATGTTCTGGGCCTCGTCTACGAGGATGAAGCTATCGTCCCAGGTAAGTCCTTGCACATGCTCTAGGGCCACATACTCTAACCGCCGGTGCTTCTCTAGGTCAGAAAGGTGGCCATCATTTAGCCCATGGAACCTGAAGTTCTGCTCAATCGGTTTAATCCAGGGCGCCATCTTCTCTCGTTGTGTGCCGGGAATGAATCCGTTCTCTTTAGCAAAGGATACGTTAGGCCGTGTTACAATGCACTTCTTACGCTTGTCCTGCTCTAGCCACTTAACTGCGGCCCCCACCGCACCATAGGTTTTCCCTGTACCTGCACTGCCATAGGCAATAACAGGGAGTCGATCATGGTCGTTCAGCGCCAAGTCATAAAACTTATGAGTATCGGTTGTCATGGTTTTCCTTATACAGCGTTGATGACGAGTTGCTTACGCTTGTCCTTGTCATACTCTGTGAAGCGGGTACGAGCCCAGCCACCACAATCTTGGCATTGTAGCTTACGGTATTTACCGACATTGGTTGTTGTGTAGCCACGGAATTGAATGTGCTCAGACCCGCATTTAGGACACTGAGGACGAGCCTTCTCTTCAAATACACCAACGTTGGGGTGTGCCCGCATCCACGGTCTCAGCTTCAAGTACACCTGCTCCAGCGTCTCAACGTCTTGGATGTTATACTTACGCATCTCACGCCAAGCAGCAGGATTGCCCTTGATGCACTCGCTCCATAGTTCAAAGCCGGGGAACTCTTTATGCTCCTCCTTTTCCTCTACTCCAAGATAATCAGCAAGGTAAGCAAGGCTGTTCCTATCGAATCGGAACTCCCTCTTCACTACCTTCAGGGTATCAATCTCTTTAATAGGGGACCACGGTTTGATTCCGTGGAATAGGCACCTAGCCCTCAAAAGGGGGATGTCAAACTTTGAAGCGTTATGTGCTATTACAATATCAGCACTATCAAAGTAAGTTGCAAGCTGTTCACAAAGCACCTCGTCATTCTCGTCCCTAGTCTCAGCGTAGGCAACCCCTTCATCCCCTAGCCACTTGCAGGCATAGCTCATTATATATGTAGAGGTCAGTGTCTGCTTAAGACCGATGTTCTGGTTCCAAAAACCAAAAACATAGGCGAGACGTGGACTTGTTTCTAAGTCAACTAAAAGTATCTTCATGAGAAAACCTTACCATAGTATTTAAGTTCTGCTCCTTTACGGAGACGGATTGCCTCTTCTGGGTCAGCAGTTGTGCCTAAGTGAATAAGCCTCCCGCAAACCCCGATAGTAACTTGATACTTCCTTTTGCCTTTGTGGTAAGTGACTCCAACACGTGGGCTGTTTGCTCTTGGCTTCCTTTGGGTGTTAATGCCTTGCTCCCTAGGGGTTGCCCACCGGCAATTCTCTGGACAGTAATCCCCATCTACATCTACACGATCAAGAGACGACCCTTTCGGACGTTTTCCCATGTCCTCTAGGAAATTCTCAAAACTCTCTAGCCAACGGTCACAAATTTTGATACCCCTCCCGCCATAATTATTGTATCGGTTATGCTTCGGGTAGTAACACCGCTGGAGCATCCCTCTGTAAGTTATATACTCAGGAGTGTACGCTCCATCCCTAGCGTGCCCATGTTTATAATTACTCACTGTGTCAAAGCCTCCCAGGACACAGGAAACAGCGGAGAGATAATATCCCCAACTTGATGGGCCAGTTCCTGAATTTCTACTTGAGCATGGCTGTCTGTACGCTGCCTATAGAACCTAGCGAATGCAGCAAGAGATCCAGTGATGTAATAAGAAGTGTACATTGACTGGGGCAGAACCATGCGAGCTTGCTCAGGGGCCACGCCCTGTTCTAACAGGTAGAAGTATGCATTCTCGCAGGACTGAACTGCCGCTAGATACATCTCATCGGCAGCTAAGTCATCATGCTCTTCTAGGTTGCTCCCGCTTCCTTGCTTTACGCTCCCGTCAGGACGTTTACGCCAGTTGTCTGGGAGGAAGAACTCAGGCTCATCGTCTACATAGCGCCTTGACACCTCGTTCCTCGTAAAGCCCACCTGATGTTTTGCCTCCTGTCTTGCGATAAAGATAGGGACTGTATACCTCAATGTAATCTGGGCATGAGTAAAGGGAGTGAAATGCCCATGTCTCGCTAGATATCCAATAAGTTTTGAATTTTTATCCTTAGAGTATTGCCCAGCTTCTTTATCAAAAGACACTCGGGCTGCGTTTACGACAGTATCGTCGTTTCCTAGGAAATCAATTAACTCTGCTTTCATAAAATTCCACTTCCGAATGGTAAGTAATATTATTCTGATCCAGCAACGCCCTGAGGTAGCGGGTGTAAGGGGTGTTATTATTATTCACATGTGGCTCAGCCCACCTTAGGTTATCGACATGGTTGTTCTGTCTGTCTCCATCTATGTGGTCCACATACATACCCTCCCTCGGGGACATCCCTAAGAAAGCTTCTGCAACAATACGATGTACTGTCCTGTGTCCTGTCCGTGAGTTCTGTTTGTGGAGGTTAACCGTATGGTACCCCGTATTCGCGCATATAGCTTTAAGCTCTCTCCCTTTGAACTTACGAGTACGTTTCCCGTTGGTATCGACTACAATCCTATCTATTGAGCGCAGCCTCCCGTAGGAACTGACCTCGTACGTCTCCTCATGACCTACGACAGGTCTCCACTCCTCCTCTCTCAAAGCTCTTCTCCATAGGTTACAAGGGCAATCAGTTCGAGGAAATGCTTAGCCTTACGTAAGTCTTCAATACCATTCTTGCTCTGGTGTCGGCTAACATACTTGACAACACAAGCCTCCCCGAAGGGAAGCTTATTGCGTTGTGCGTATTCAAAGGGTTGAATAGGGAAGTATTTGTAGTGTCCTCCACCAACCTGAACGTCTAATGCATTTTGCTCTTCCATCACACCTCCAAGTGGCCTGTGGTACGCATCACTTCAGCTTTAGTCTGCTCATAGCCCTTCTGCTTGATGTATGTGAACATGACAAGCATCTGCTTCTTAGCTTTGCTAGTAAACTGCTCCATGTACATATGGCTCTCAGCCTCTCCTTTATCATCTAGGAGATTGGAAGCCATAGCACAACGGTTCCAAGTACGCAGAGATACGTTCTCGATGTCGTCAAAGGTAGGGTAGTTTTTATAGCTCACTTAGTTTCCTTCTTAAATTTATGGTAGAGTCGATTAACTTGGGAGCTGTCCATACCAATCTGTCTCCCGTACTCTGACTGGCTCATTCCGCCATCAATCTTTTCAATCATGTCCTCTATATCTTCTTGGGAAAGTCTTCCGTTATAGGCTGGTTTCTTTCTTTTCTCTAAGCCTAATGCTTCTGGAACAGGCCAGCCCCTACGAAGCCTTGTTAGAATAGAGTTGGGTTTAACCCCAAGGAACTCCCCCCATTCCTCCAAGCACATTACTTTTCCATCATGCTCGATGAAGTTGTTTGCTGTGGTATTCCTCCCCTGTTCGATATGCGTTGCCCACCGACAGTTCTCTGGGCTGTAGTCTCCGTTAACATCTATCCTGTCTAGGGTATGCTCATCAGGACGCTCTCCCATGTCTTCATAGAAGTTAAAGAAACTCTCCCTCCATCGGTCACACACTGATATGCCACGACCCCCGTAGTATTCATAACCTGTCGAATTGGGGTTATAGCACCGGGACATCATGTTTCTATAAGAGCCTTCCTCACGGGGATACTCTTTTCTAATTGACCTCCACTCAGCATACTCAGCTCTTTGCTGGTTTGTTATAGAGGAATGACAGTCGTTACACAGAACCCTGAGATTATCCTTCTCGGAGAAGAGTCTGTCGATTGTCTCGTCCCAAGAGACGAATCCCTCCTCTACCGAGATCACTGGCTCAATATGATCTACGAATACGTTCTTGACACGTTTCCCGTCTTTCGCAACCGTCACTGGAACATCTTCTTCACACCCAGCGCATCGGTACACACCTCTTGCAACTCTAGCCTCTTTCATCGTTTCTTGGATAGGAGCCCACTTAGAAGTCATACGTCGTAGGTTATTCTTGATGAAGCTACGGAAGCGCGCTTCAGTCCATTTACCACTACACCTAGTTTTAGGACCGCTTGGTCGGGCCATTACACTAGCACCTTCATTCCGATATGGGCTCTCTGAGCCTCTTCTTCCGTTTTAAATGCTAAAACAGTTGAAGAGATATGCCCATAGCAATCAATTTCAGCATCCACCAACCACATGCCCCAGGTTTGATATGGATTGCCTTTGATCTGCGTTACAACAGCGTCACATAAGTTCATTAGTCAAGCACCGTTAGTTTATGATGTTCCTCTCCGCAACAAGAACAGATGTAGGCAGCCCATTCTGTCCCTCCCCTACGAGTGGTGAGTTCCTCGTCAAACACTAGCTTCCCACCGCACCTAACACATCTGTCGTCGTTCTGGTGGTCGATATGGGACAGGGAGTCCGTCTTCATCAAGCTCCCTAACCATCCAAAGAAGTGCGAGCTGTTCTTCCAGATAGTCTTCCCAGCCCTCACCAATCTTCGCTTCATAGAGTTGAGCAACTGCATTGTACATCTCCTCTTCTGTTTCACAAGGAGCAAGCGTCTTGTATGCTAGTGAAGGACCTCCTCTCGGAAGTCCGGGAATTGTATCCACTGGGTCTCCGGTAATGGCTTGGGCAAAGAAGAACTTCAAGCCAGTTCCCACCAACTTATTAGGCTTAGGCAGTTCGAGCGTCCCAAGCTCTTCCACCTTTGTTGGACCCCATCCCGGTTGTGCTCCACATTCCCACGAAAACTGCATTCCTGGGACCATGCGTAAATCCTTATCCCTTGAGCAGATTATCGTAGTTAGCCCCTCTGTGTCTTGATACATTGCAAGCGCATCATCAGCTTCATAGCCCCAAGCCACCACGACTTCGTGGTTCTCAAGGATGTACGCTCTAAGGTTGTGAAAGTGGTATGGCTTAGTGGATTTTCTGTCTTTATAAGGCTTACTGACAGCTCTCTCAATCCGAAAGTTAGGGACAAACGGAAGAGCATCCTCCCCGTTACGCCTTCGTTTCTTGTTCTCATGCCGTAGAAGCCTCTCATCTCCTGTGAGGAAGAGCAGGCTTGGCTCGTTAACCCAGCACTCATCCTCAATTTCTTTAAGCTTCTGCTCAAAGACCTCTGCTACGTCAGAGAAATCACGGGGGATTTTCTCCCCCGTTTCCTCGTCTTTGTATTCCCCAGCGAAGGCGGCCTCATAGCATAAGAGATCACAATCAATTAAGCATTGGATGGTTCATCCTCCTGCATGATGGCGAGCTTAACCTCATCCACCTCACACCGATCTTCCTCAATCCAATAGAACCTATCAACACCAGCAGGCTGGAAGAGAATGTAGTCCCCTTGACCGGGGACCGAGGTGAGTGAGTTGCAGAACCCCTCCATGTTCTTGGTAAGGCCATACTTCTTCAGGCCCTTGGGGTTCTTCAGAACGATGGGGTAGCCAATCTTCATCTCAACTGCCATTTACATACTCCTGCCAAAGTTGGTTAGCCACTTTATTGTCTGTGGCTTGTTGCAACATTACTGACTGTACGTATGTAATCACCACGGAGTATCCTCCCCTTCGTCTTCGTCAGTGCCCTCAGGAGCGTCGTCAGGCTCGTCTACGGGCTCTTCTTTCTTAGCCTGGGGCTTACCCTTACCCTTAGGCTTGTCGCCCTCTAGAAGCGCTTGTAGGGCGCTCCCGGCATACTCAAGGTTGGCCTTAATCTTATCTTGCAGCCACTCAGGGAGGCTACCAAAGATTTCAAGGTCGGGCTCATCCAGTGAGAACACCTTCGGAGGGTTCTGAAGCTCAGGAGTCTTCTTAGCATCACGAGGACGCATAGCAGACAGGTCCTGAATACCGTTACGGTCTTGACCAGCGTTAGGCCCGTTCTTCAGCTTGAAGGTTGTCACCAGAGCATTAGCTGGCGCTCCAAGCAGTTCACTCCAGTCACCACCATGATCCTCATTCGGATCGAGAGCGTAGTAACGCTTGGTGGACTTGGCCCGCTCACTCTTCAGGTTGTAGAGGGGGAACTCTTCAGACAGCCACCGGGGCTTATCCTCAAGCTCATTGCCTTCCTCGTCCAGCATGAACTCGTCTACGAACTCATACGTAGCCATAATCATGTGAGCCGGGGGCTTTTCCTCTCCCTTGAAGGGGCGCTGAGGTTGGATACCCAGATCAATTACTTGGGCCAACCGAACAGGGTAAGTCCCTGCCTCCATCACAGGCTGTTGGACTTTGTTGCCACCGTTACCACCACCTGCTGCTTTCTTAGCGTTAAGAGCCATTATGCATTCTCCTTCAGAAAGTTGTCTCGTGCTTCTACTGCTTCTTCTATGGTTTTAAAGTACCCTACAGAGTGCCGAGTACCTTCTATAGAAACCATAACTCTGTATTTTTGTCTGCTAGTTATCCACGATACCCCTGTAAAACCCGAAGTGTTGTTCCTAAGGGGGCTTCGGTTGCTATTCTGCTGATATGTCGTCGCCCACCTACAGTTTTCAGGAGAATAGTCCCCTTTTGTATCTATTCTATCTAGAGTATGCCCTTCTGGTCTTTCTCCCATGTCTTGAAGAAAATTTTCAAAAGAGCTTCTCCATCTTTCACACACTTCTACACCAACTTCTCCATAGTGTTTATAGGACACGTGTCTAGGATTATAACACCTTTGCTTCATACAAGACCATGCATTATACAATTCGTGTCTATATAAAGGTCTAGTGAATTTCCCACCAATTTCTTCCAACTTTACCTTCTCCTTCGTGTGGGCAAGCTATCTTATAGAACTTGCCAGCGTCTACAATACACTGCTCGGCAATCGCTTTTACATCCTCAGCAATTTCCTCCCTACATTCTATTGTGTATTCATCGTGCATGAAGCAAACAACTCCGAAGTCTTCTCCATACTTATACTTCTTACTTAACCTTTTCCACAAGAGGTTGTATGCCGCACTCATCATAATCCCTTCATCAGACTGCAACATGTATACTAGAATTTGATGTTCAGACTCTATATAAATAGGTCTTCCATCCAACCCTGTGCACCACCCATGGTAGTATTCCATCTTACCCCAAGCATTCATCTTCTTGCGAGCGTTGCTTTGCCACTCTTTCGTAAGGTTATTTACGAGAGCCTCGAAACCAGCGGCGACAGAAAGAAGGGCCTCCCTAATCTTTGCCCCAAGCTCTACGCTAGTGCTTCCATATGTTGAAGCAAGTTTACGATCACTCGCGCCGAACATGAATGCATAATTGAGTGTCTTTGCTAGGTGATAAGAGACATCGAGACCTGCAACCTCCTTGATAGCTCGTTGGTTAACATGGTGGATAGATGTGCCATCTTCTTTTGAGCCGTTAATAAGGGTCTCAGTAAAGAACGGGTCCCCAACTCGTGCAGCTAGCTGTCTGTTCTGGCATCCTGCTGAGTCACAGCCTACTAGTACGTAGCCAGGTTTAGCTATGAAACATTTACGCATTTGCTTTCCGAAGAAGCTATCTCCCCCCGGCACATTTACCAGAGTCTTGTGCTTCATCCTGCCTGTAGCTGCGACCCCGCTGATACCTGCTGGAAGCCTCCCGTCTTCTCTGACATTCTTTAACCACCCCTCTATTTGACTCCTTCTGTGTCTTGCCTGAACTCGCTTGGCGATTAGCCTGCCCACACCCCCATTAACGCCGAGAAAAGGATCATCACCAGAAAGCTTAGGACTAGTACGAATAGGCTTACCATCGTCTCCCTTGATAGGACGGCCTCTCTCGTCTTTCTTATAATTCCAAGCATCAGGTTGCCACCCCTCTGAGAGTAAGTAGTCTTTAGTCTCCTCGTTGCTATTAAGGTTTACGAGACGATAACTAATACGACTAAAAGGACCCACCACATGTCTTTCAGCAGGGCTAATGTCACAATCAGCCATCCACTTAAGAACCTGAGCAGTGTATTCTCTGTTTTTCTTGAACGGCTTACTAACGTATTTGTATTCACCCTTTACCTTTTGCTCATCAACGATGAGTTTCAGAGGAAGGAGGGGCACGATGGTTGCGTCTATCCGATCCATCCAGTGTGTGAGAAGTTTGATGGACTTCTCCATATACTCCTGATCTACCAACCATCCATACTGCTCCTGCTTCTTCAGGTTTTTGAAGAGTTCGAACGAGAGCAAGTGGGCATTACGCCAGTTCTGCCCCTTAATCTCTTTCATCAGTTCAAAGAAGACTAGCTTGTTAATCTTTACGTCTTCAATACACCGATGGAGCATTGCCTCATCGAACTCATCCCACTCGTCATAATCAGGCTTGTCTACGCCAACCCTACAGCCCCAAGCATACAGACCGTGAGGACCAGCCCTCTTATTCTTAGCGTGCGGAGGAAGCCGTCTGTCTGGCTTGTGCAGCCTGCTCATTATTAGAGTGTCTACCACCTTCCCCTCATACTTGAAACCGTACAGCTTTTCAAGCAGTGGCAGGTCATAGTCTATCAAGTTGTGACAGATTAGTACATCGGCTTCCCTTAGCTTAACTAGGAGTTGATCAATCTGGTGAGGGCGATAGGCCCATACCTCTTCTCCTTTCAGGTTGGAGACAACACCACAATGAACCTTAGTGGCCTTGTCCAGAAGTCCATTTGCCTCCAAGTCGAATACGTATACTTTACTCATGCATTAAAATGCTACCTCGTTAGCTTGTGGATGGGGGAGATCAATCTCGTCTTCTGCCCCATTAAAGTGGAGGTTATGGCCAGGGAAGCTTTGCTCCATAAAATCAAGAGCCCTTTTCCAACTTCCAAGGAAGGCAAAAGTATGCCAGGGACTGTCCTGTCTCATCATAAGTTTATCAGCGTACCTATTGAACCCGTCTTTCATGACAACAATTTTCTCACGAAGAGACAGACGAGCCTCCCAGTCCATACAAATCTCTCCGTCCTTATACCACACCTTGCAGATAGAGAGGTCAAACTTCTCCTTTACGAATTGAAGAGGATTGAGGGCAACAAACATGAACTGAACCTTTTGCCCGTACATCTCTCCCTCAAATACACCTCGAAGATCAGGTTCACCGTCCATAAGCTCTTCGTATTGCTTGTCCCCCAGAGGATTAAGCTCTACACCTAATCGCTCTGCTACATCTAGGAAATCCCCCTCTGGCGTAACTGAGAAGATGTAGAAGTCTAGGTCACGAGCTTCCTGCCCAATGTGCCAGTCACGAGGGGCACCACCAGCTAGGAGAATGTCGTAGTGATCTCCAAGGATTGCATACACCCTATCAGCTAAAGCTTTCTGTTTGGCGATTGTATCCATAGCGTTCATTCATCTCCCCTCGAAAGCGTTTGATAATTTGGTAGACACTGTGAAGCCCGAGGTCCAATACTTCTACAATGTCTCGTGGCGGATAGTTACGAACGAAAGCAAGGAACAGTACATTCCGATGCTCTGTGTTCTCCTTGGACTCAATAATCTTGAGGATTTCCTCTGCCATTGCCTGATCTACACCATCAATTTCAACGGCCTCTGTCTCACCAGAGTCAATGGCAGCAGTCATGCCCTGCTTAGTCTCAACACGCTTGAAGTCATACAGAGCACGACGAACAATTGTGTTAAACCAAGTTTCTAGGTCTCTTCCATTGTCCACCTCGAATGAGTCAGCATACTTGAGAGCACGACAGAACGCTTCCATTACTACATCTTCTGCGTTCTCCATGCTCCCTGCTCTACGAGCATTACGCCTCACATAGAGGTCATAGAACTCGATATAGAAGGCTTCAATCTTGTCTCTCATGGCTACATCTCGTTGAAGAAGGATGTCTTAGAGTCCCAATACAGGGGGAACCTGCCTGTGTTACCAAACTCTCTGTCCTCAAGAATTTCAAGGATTCGTACGTTTCTCTCCTCAAAGGGAAGCTCTGGGTCTTTGTTACCTTCAATACCAATCATAAGGTTACAGCTACGCATCATGGCACGAGAGCCTGCAAACTGAGAAGAGTATACCCTGCCCCCTCGTTCATGTGGTGCCCCGTTCTCAGGTGCCTTAAGGTGGCAGAAGATGAAGATTACAATGTCCAAGTCCTTAGCAATGGTTGCTAGCTCTTGAGCAATCTCCTGTAGCTTTACGTTAGCATCAGCAGCGTTCATCCCATTCGTGAGGTTGGTGATGGGGTCGAGGAACACTGCCTCACACCCTTCATGAGCTGCTGCCCTAATGTCTCCTTTAAGCGTATCCCAAGTGATGTTCTGATAGATATCTAGCATAACAACCTTACCTGCTAGCATCTCCCCTGCTCTGTCATACGCTTCATAATCAAACTCTACAGACGGGTCATGGAAAATCTTACCAACCATCTTGCTAGCTAGGAGCTTGTATGTCTTGTTGTTAGCTTCCTCTGGTTTAGCCATGAAGACTTTCCAGCCATGCTCCTTGATGCAATGGGCAGCTAGGGCATTAACCATCTCACTCTTGCCCATCTTAACACCACTACCAATGTAGACAGTCTCTCCCTTACGGATGCCTCGGGTAGTCTCATTGATATGCTGCCAAGGCCACGAGTAGCCCCATTGAGCCGCCTCACGGGCTGTCTCGTGGAGGGTGTCCCCCAGCACCAGTCGAGTGTTCTTCGGCTTGTGAGCGTTGAATGAGACGGCCTTGTGAGCAGCCTTAGTCTTACCATGGATAATGCAATCGTTAGCATCTTTTGCTGGCAGGCTAATAACTGTAGCCTCAGGGAAAACCTTACACGCTTCCTCTACAGCTTTCTCTCCAGCAGCATCATCATCAAAGGCAAAACTAACCTCCTTGAAGTGCTTCCTAATCTCCCCTGCTAGACGAGCCAGGTCTTTACCTGCTGAACTTGCTCCATGAGGGAGGGAGCATACGGCTGGAATGTAGTCTTTATACTTCTCAGGTGTATGCATCTGGAGGATGCGAGTAAGTGCTACAGCATCAAGCTCTCCCTCGGTGATGATGAGACGCTTGGCTCCTGTTGCGATAGCTTCATCAAAGCCGAAGAGGTCCACATCTCTCTGGTCCCCTACGGACCACATTCTCTTCCCCTCGACCAGCCTCACCTTGTACGCTGTAAGCTTGCCATTCTTACGATATGGGTAGTAGTGGAGCTTAACCTTAGTGCCTGTCTCCTCATCGAAGCCTAGCTTAATGCCATATTGGTCTAGCACATCCTTACGGAGACGCCTGTCTTTCAAATCCTCTACAGGGTAGTTGCTGATTTCCTCAAGCTCTTGCCTGATTTCCCCTTTGGTTTTAGTAAGACGACGCTTAGCAGGGATATCGTCAATGGTCTTTTCTTCCCCATAGGGGTTGGGAACGAATGTAGAGCAAGAAAAACAATAGCCAGTGAGCTTACCGTCCTCCTGCTCGAAGGTTTGTAATCCATCCCTAGTGCCGCATGAATGGGGCCGCTTCTCGACACACTGGCCCATGTATTACTCCTCCTTTACGAACTGTCCGTTTACAACCTTACCTTTTCGTTTAACAATTTTGTTTGTTGCATAATCTACCGCGTTGTCCATCGTGAGGCCGCAACTGTGAAGAACATTTAGGAGGCATATGTAACAGTCCCCAGCCTCATTCAACACTTGCTCGTCATCACCTAGCAGTAGCGCATCCTTAAGCTCATCAACCTCTTCCTCCAACTTAAGGAACTGAGCCTTCCAAGTAGTACGCTCATACAGCCCCCGGTCCTCAAAGAAGCCAATGATTTCTGCGTTACGCGGATAGGCTCTGCCTTTGGTTACTACAACTTTAGAGATTGTCATATCATCTTCCTGTTTTGGTACATTCCAGAGGTTTATCGGTGGCAGCCAAGGGTCAGGCCACTTAAGCATTACTTCCTACCGTTATGCTCAATCGAGTAGTGGTTGCCATCCGCGTTGGTAAACCTACCACCCCATGTCCCACCAATGCTCTCCCAATACTCACCTAGTGGCTGGTGGTCGGAAGTGCGGGTAAGGAACTGTCCGTCTTTGAACAGGTTGAGGTCAATGGCTAGACGACTCTTGTGCAGGCTGTTAGCGCTGCTGTAGTGGAGCTTGTCTCCAACCTTACCGAACACACGGGGGTCACGGTAAGCGTCCCCTACGGTAAGCTCGTAGCCGTTCTCGTAGGCAAAGAGGATGAGGTCTGCCACCATACGAGTGAATAGGCGTTGCTTCTCGCCTAGAGATAGCCCATCTGTCTTGTACACTTTATGCACCTCTCGTCTGTAGTTCATACTGCCTCTGAAATTTAAAGCTGTATATGTATTTACCAGAAGTCAATCCACTTTGGTACAAACTCCCAGAAATTTTTCTAGCAAAAATTGTGCTCTTTCGCATCACACAACTCTAGTTATGTCACTCACATAACTTTGCCCTACTCACGTAAGGCATTGAAAGCAGCGGTGTAGTTGGTTAGCGTAGTGCCTTCAAGACCCGGTGCTGTATTCACTTCGAGTACATAAGCCAAAGACTGGCGTTCGTTGAAAATAACGTCAGCAGCCCCAAAATCAAGTCCCAGCGATTGTACCGCCTGCACCGCTTGATCCAGAACGTCGGGAGGTATATCGCCCAGAGCATCACCGTTACGAGCAAAGATAAATCCATTAGCATTGTTACGAATCTTCCAGTTCACTTCATCATCAGGAACCTCACGCTTACGTGCCTTACGTTGAACATCAATCACTTGTCCACGGAATACATGTACACGATATTCATTCTTCTTGGGCATATAGGCAGTGTAGAGGGGCGCATAAGGCATGTACTCACCGGGCTCGATAAGCTCAATACCTTCACCACTGTTACCATTCAGCACATGACGAGCAACAATGGTTACCCCATTCTCTTCACCATACTCCGAGGCAATTTGAGCATGTGTGAACCACTCAGGCTTACGACACTCAGCATTCTCGAAGAACTTGAGCTTATCACTGGCACGCTTAACATTCTCAGGGTTGTTAATCAGAGCACACTTAGCCACTTCCTCAGGTACACGGCTTGCACCCCAGTTAATCACAATCTTCTCAGGTCGTCCACGAAACCGTGAGTTCTTGTGGCTAATGCGTTTGACCTCAAGAGCACGGGCAAGTTCACGACCTGAGTTACTACCGGGTTTATACGGGAACAGGAAGCAAGTTTTAGGGTTCATAGCGTTTCCATCCTTTAAACTGTTTGATTTTACCAGAGTTGAGATAACACATGTACATGTGATTTAAGTTATGTTCAGTGCAAAATTTCTTGATATTCTTACCGACAAATACTTCTCCATCTGGACTAACATACGAGAACTCTTTACTACGGCCCTCTCTCACATTGTCTTCAGGAGTTAAAAGTCTCAAGTTTTCTAGCCTGTTATCGTCCCTAATACCATTTATGTGGTCTACTGTTAGACCTTCTGGTATTGGGCCATTCCAAGCTTCCCACACTACTCTTGCTGCCCTAACAGAAAAGTGTGAATACTTTTTAACATGGAATGTATAGAAAAGGTATCCGTCTCTGTCTCTCGACGCCTTCTTGATACGGATACCATCTAGCAGATATACATTCCCTTCTGTGTCCACAGCGTATCTGTTATGGGCAGCTTGGTAATAAGCCACCTCAGTCATTCTTCAATCCTCATTCGTTCAACAGCCCTAAGGAATAGGGCAATGTGGTCTTCGTCTAAACGTCCATCGGGGGGAAATCGTCCTCGAAATTCTGATCTACCTCTATCCCCCCGATCACCCTCTTTGGGCCTTGGGCGAGAGCCTCCCAGTCTCCCGCAAATGCAATCTCCTGTGCCCTACGCATACCGTCACGGATGGACTGCATCCAATCCTCGTCAACTTCCTTAACCACCTCAGCAAACTCACCAAGATAGTTGTCGAGGAAGGCTTCCTCACCGCCAGCACTAACCTGATAGATGAGTTCGACAGGATTCTCTGTCGCCTTAGCACGTTCCCGGAGGTCATGCAGGACACCAGCCCACTGGTAGATAAGCTCCATGTCAGCAGTAGATCGCATAGCACGGAACTCAAGGCTGCCATACTGAGCCAGTGCCTTAACGTTCATTGAAGCATAGCGTAGCTCATCGCTAGAGAACCTACGACGAAACTCACCATCTTCAAGGGCACT